GGAGGTCTTTTTAGACCTACCTATAACCGACTCTAGTAAACTTAATAAACTCACAGTATAAATATAAGAAAAATAATTTAATTAAACAACAATATTTTTAATAATATCATATACGCCTTCATCAAAAGGATCATTGTTGGTTACGGTTGATGGAGTTGTACAGGCTTCAGCTAACTTTAATCTAAGTGGACGATCAATTTCTTTTGACTCGAACTTAGACTCAGGTGCATTTTTAAGAGTCGTAGACTATGGTCATAAAGCTGGTGTTTTTATACCAGTTGATGGATCAGTGACTCAAGGTAAGTTAGCAGACGATGCTGTTCAAGTACAAAATTTAGACTCATCATTAGTCTATACAAACATACCAATAAGGGTAAATACCCAAAACATTACTGTGCCTTTTACTATAGATAGTAGTAAGAACGCATCGGTTATAGGACCAATAACAGTCGATTCAAATGTAACAATAACAGTCAACGGGAACTTTACGATAATATAATGGCAAGTATTTTAGGAATAGACACAATACAACACCAAAGCGGAACTACCGCTATGACTATTGATAATAGCGGACGAATAAATGTATCTAACGTACCTAGAATTAATCTATATCATAATACAAATGGACATTTAAATCCTGGAGTAAATAACTCATTTTTTCAAGATTCAGTAACAATTAGATATCAATCTGGTATTACTTATTCAAATGATAGCAATGGAAGATTTACTGTTCCTATAGCCGGTGTTTATTACATTGGATTTAAAACTATAGTTTATGATGTCTCAGTAGAATATGCAATACGAGTTAACGGCACAGAAATAACAGCAGGATATACCAGTGCTATTGGCCAAGGTTGGGAGTTGTTCAATGTTTCTACATTAGCAAATTTAAATGCAAATGATTATGTTGCAATAATTTTAGATAGTGCTTCAGGAGGAACAGGCCCGGTACAAGGGCATGGAGGTTCTTCTCATAGTTGCTTTGATATGGCGTATATAGGAGGATAGTATGCCAACACCAACAATAGAACTTAGAAGAATAAGAAATAGAATGTTATTAGAGTGTGACTGGACACAACTTTCTAACGCACCATTAACAGATGAAAAGAAAAAAGAGTGGGAAACCTATAGACAAGCATTAAGAGATTTGCCTAGTAAATCAACACCAAAACTTCTTTCTAATGGTGTGATGTTCGATTACGATAGTGTAACATGGCCAACGAAACCATCATAGGATAAAGACATGGTAGGAACGATAAAAGTAGGAAAATTGCAAGCGGCCGATGGGACTGGCAATACAATATCTTTAGAAAGTGGCCATTCATTGCATACACCAGGACTTACGTTGCAAACTGTAAGTTCTACACTAGCTACTTGGACAGCAACGCAATCTCAGTCTTTAATTACTACAGGGTTAGAAGCAACAATTACGCCAAAATTTAGTAGTAGTAAAGTTCTTATTAGGATTAGTATAAACGGATGTTACACAGTAAATGCAGCAACTTATCTAGTATTTCATCTATACAAAAATGACTCTAATCTTCAAAGTTTTTCAACTGCCTCTGGTCAAGCCAATGCAAATACAGCGGCTGATACACAATATGCACTTTATTGTGGACATGAATTTTTAGATTCACCTAGCACCACTTCAGCAACAAAATATACTTTATATTACAGAAGCAGTAATGGAAGTGACGTAGGAATTAACAATTATGGTATAGGTGGAGCTGGTTCAAGTCGTTCTACAATTACAGTACAGGAGATAGCGCAGTAATGGCTTACTTAGGAAACAATGCAAATAGTCAAGTCGAGATCAGAACAACTCGATTTCGTTATACTGCTACTGAAGGTCAGACAGTATTTAGTGGTGGTGATACGAATGGTTTATCTCTTACTGGTATCGATAGTTCAAGCGCTATGTTTCTTAATGG